GGGGCCTGGCCAATCAAATCACCTCCTTCCCCGCCACCAGTTTTATGCCTCAATCGCAGGCGGTTCCGGCTCATTGAGTGCCGGGCCTGTTTCCTGCTCCTGCTGCGGGGTTTGCTCATCATAGAGAGTTGTCTGAGCTCTATCCCCTGCCAGGTAACGCCTTGCCTCTCTCTCCAGCGCCCACAGCTTTTTGGCCGTGGCTGGCGTAAAGCATTTCTGCTCATCCTTGCCGCCCTCATAGCACTTCGTGAGCGGCGTGGAAATGACTGTCACCTTGTCGGTGCTCGGAATAAGGAACTTGCACGTTATCACAACGCCCATCCGTCCATCGTTGCCGTAGCTGTACGATACTGCAAAAGGTACCAGGCGGGTGGCCATATCGTCGGGAAGTTCGAGGATTGCCTGCGCTGAGCTTCGCAGGGATTTCAATGTCTCGTAGAAAATCGGGTCGGCAGGCTCAGAGAAGATGCCGGATAGCTGGTCTTGGGAAAGGTCCTTCGTGTTCTTGAAGTCAATCTTGATTTTCCCGTTATTCTCCATGAACTTGATTTTGTCGATAACAACGCTTGTTTTTTCCAAAACAGATTTCCTCCTTTTCGGCAAGCAGGGCCAAAGCCCCGCTCACCTATCACACATTTACATCAGGCTAGTCTGCCCATCAGCGCCCTGCTCTTTAATCTCGCCGGTTTCCGGGTCAACGTTGGCAGGTGGTACATCAGCCGGAACTTCCTCGGCCTCCACAGTGATGACCGTTTCATCCGGCTCGTCCGTCATGCTCTCGGAAATGTTGGTCTTGATGGTTTCATCACTGGCCACCGCACGGACAAACTCGGTTTTGATGGGGGCATATTTGAGCGCCTGCTTGATGACCGTTTTCTTGGCCATGGCATCGAAATTTGTTGACCACGGGCTGTAGCTGGAGCCTGCCGCCTTGCTGTACTTCTTGGAGTGGTTCTTGATATCTTCCACGCTCATTACTGCAAAGCCGCTGCCGCCTGCCTTGGTACGGAATACCGCATAATAGAGAATCACTGCGCCTCTGTCTTTCAGGGCCGGTTTATGTTTCAGCTTTTCTTCAAGGCCTAATTCATATTCGAAATCGTCATTCTCGCAAACCTCGTGAGCAGAAATGCTCGTGATTTCCCCGCTGCGGTAAGCAAGGTCGATTAAACCTTTGTAGCCGAGCTGGAACTGACATTCAAGCTGACCATGATTGCGATAAGGAATGAGATATGCCTGGCCTAAAGGCGTGTTCGGTTCCACGCCTAACTGAGCCGCCTGCATCATAGCGCCCAGGAACGAATTCGGGGAGCATTCCGCAAGCTGGGGATTGGTGCTCATGGCCGTTAAAACCATGCGGGAAAAACGCTCACCAGTAAGCACCGAAGGCAGTGCTTTTTCAATCTGCGGTTTCATCTGCATGACGAGCTGTTTAATGCTCGTTGCCCCACCGTTTGCAGCGGCTACTTTCCCCACATGTGCCTTCTGAATCATGCCGCCTTTTACTGTACCGTTTGCCATTTTATTTTCCTCCTCGTTTTATGCACTAAATCTGCGACTATCAGCAGATTTTTTACTGTATTTTTCAAACACATCCGGCAGGTCTTTTTTCAGCTTTTTGCTGTCAATCGTCACTCTGCCGTTGACGGTTTTCCATGTGATTTTACGCTCATTATCTCCCTCACCAATAATGCCGATTTCGTTATCGCCGAGCATAGCGCAGAGCTTGTTTTGAATATCCTTGGTCTGTGAATCAATATCGGCTTTCAGCGCCTTCAATTCATCGAGGCGTTTCAGCAAATCCATGCTTTCCTGGGGGAGCATAACAGGCTCAGCCTGCCCGCCCTTATACATCTTTTTAAGTGAGTCAGTGGAGCTTTCGGAGCCATCAACCTCCGGCATGATGTGGCGCTGCACTTTATCCCAAAATGCAATCTCTGCCTGTTCCAAAGCGGCAATATCATCGTCGTTTCGTTCTACTACCCACGAAACGAAATGATTGCCACCAATAAGGCAAGCGATGTACCAACGGGGAAGGCCGCTCACCAACATATAATGCTGACACTGCACATAGTAGTTTGGCGGGATTTCCCCTTCGTCCCATTCTTCACGCTTGAAGGCGTTGGAAGTCTTGCACTCAAGCCCCGCATCCTCACCGACAAGTAGCCGGTCAAAAGAGGCTGTCATGAACGGGTACTTGTTGCTGCGGAAAAGGCCACACTTGCGGACCTTCTTGCCTTCCCTGCGGCAAAATTCATCTGCCACCACCTGCTCCAGAATGGTGCCGAAGTGGACACATTCGTTATCGGAAATATCTTCCTGCTGAGATTGCCCAGTCTTTTCCAACCAAAGCGTATAGGCTGATTTCCATGGATTCATCCCGATAATGGCAGCGGCTTCACTGCCACCAATGCTGTCATTGCGAACTTTGAGCCATGCCTCGCGGTTTTCGATTTCCGCAGCGGTCATAATCATGGTGCAATGGTCTTTCAGGCTCATCTTCTCTCATCCCTCTCTGCATCCATAAGCCAATCCATAGCCTCACAGTAAGTTTCTTCGTCTTTTTCCTGCTCGGCTTTCTCGGCCAAATAATCATAAAGCCGGGAATCTGGAATATCATCATTTATCGTCATCAGCCTTTGCCTCCTTTCCGAAAATATGCTATAATGAGCTTGCGTTTCAAAGAGAATATAGCTCTACACAATGTTTGCTTGAGGATTTTGCGACTGTCATCAAGCTCATGTGGAAAAGGTTCGGTTTTTACCGGGCCTTTTTTGTTGTCCAAAATCAGTGAAAGCGGCTTGCATTGCTGTGAACCACCTTCATGCGAGACTGCCTGCGATGCCTGGGAATGTAGTTATCCTCGCAGGTCTTATCATCACGACAAACCGGGGCCATGCCGGAGCCTACCCAAATCAGGTCGTATGTTTCGCCTTCCTCGAATTCTCGGCCGCATCGGAAGCAGGTCGGTTTTCGCTTTCGCAAGGTTCCTCAGCTCCTTTTCCACAGTTCCTGGTGCTGTTGGAAGATACCCGTTGCGATTTTCAAATCGTCGCAAATCTCGCTCGCTTCAATTCCTGTCAATTCGTGCATACGCCAAATCAAATTGGCCATAGTGAAAATCACTTCGGGATGGCTCCCATCAATGTGAATCTGCACTTCAAATCCATTGGCTGTTTTGGTAGAAACTGCCGCAACTGAGGCTACCGGCTTGTCTGCCATAATATGGTCAATAGCCTTTCTAAATTCATTTCCCATTCGTCGAATTCTCCTTCTTTACCCAATAGGTGATTTTGAGCTTTTGGCCCGGATGAATGCGCCCGGAGTTGCCGTTCTGGAGTTCAGGGTTTCCCTCGATTAGGCCTTGCTCAAATTCTAAGATGTACCGTCTGCCGCCCGTGTTCTTTTTGAGGTACTCGGTGGCTATGCCCCGTAATGTATCACCCTCTTTGACGGTGTAGGTTTCTTCTACAAGTCGCTGGTCGCCGGAGTAAAATCCGGTAAAGACGAACGCCGCCCCGATAATGGCTGCTCCTGCCAAAACCTTCTTGATGATGGCTTCGCGCCGTTTCTGTTTGGCTCTCCTTTCCCTCATGGCTTTATGCCATTGCTCTATTTGCCAATTCCCTTCCGTCATGTAATCCCTCTCTTTCTGAATATGTCTTGAACAATTCCCGGCCTAGTGCCTCGCTGAATTTCTTCTTGACTGCCGGGGTGATTTTCCTGTCCTGCTGCTCCTTAATGAGCTCGTCCCATTCCTGCATCGGAATCCTCCTTCGTCTGCGTGATGGCCTTGGCCGCCTTCTCGGCCTCAGCCTTCCAAATCTTCTTCGTCCTCCGAGCAAATTCATCGGCAAGCTGTTTGAAGGGAACGCCCGGGGAATCCTTCACTTCCAGCACTTCGCCAGTGGTGGCGCTCAGCTTGATAATCATGGTGCCCTCCTTCCTGCGCGGGAAACCTTCGCCCTGCTTTGTGCAAATGTAACCGCATCCAGTATTCTGAAAACACGTTTATTCCCTAGCGCGAGAGAAGCTTTTGAACCAATCCTCGCGACTTTCCTCATAATTTCCAAATGTTTTTGGCAAAGACTATAACCGTCCACCGCTTGCTCGTTGCATTTTAAGCATATGCCGTTTTCTTTTCGAATCTGTCTGGGAATATGTATTCCCTTGTCAACGTCTCGCGCATACCTTTTTTTGCTTCTAATCCTTGCTTTGTTCAAACAGCTTTGGCAATGTCTTTTGTTTGGAAGATGTTCCTTTTTCCCGCATTGCACACAAAGCCCTTTGTTATACAGTTCTTCCCTTCTTGCTCTGTTTTGCAATGCCTCTTTAGGCAATAACTCATCGTGGTGCCTTTGCCGATAATCCTTTCTTTGTTCTCGCATACGAATTAAGCAATCCAGGCAGAAATTACGCCCCGGCACCTTCTCGACTTTTCCGCACCTTCGGCAAAGCTCCTCCTCTTTGTGGTCGTCCATCCTGCAGATGCCTCCTTATGCAGTCCGTTCGATGACTGGCAAAATGCCCTGCTCTTTCAGCTTCTCATACAGAAACAGCCGCCCTTTCTGTGTCCACTTCGTATTCATGGCCACATCATCGCGACCATCTTTGTGCTTGAAGTTGACTGTTTCGGAATGGGTATAGCCTTTGGCTTGATATTTGCTGTACAGGAGCCATTGGCGCCCCATCTTGTAGATGATTTTCATTTCGTGGAGCTTTTCATTCATTGCCACACCGCTCATGCCGTAATCTTTCGCAATGGCTGTGATTGGTACAAGCCCTTTGTTTTGCAGAATCATGTCGGTGTAGTCGGCTTTCGGTTTTAACTCCCCGATAATCTGCTCTTGCCTTGCGTTGTTCGCCTCCAGCAATGCCATCTGCTGGCGATGGGCCTTTTGTTCCTCTGCCCACTTCAAGGCTCTGGCCACTGGGTCGGCTATCATGTAACTGCTCGCCTGCTC